AATCTACCTAAAGTAAAAGCGGAACAATATCTTCGTGATGTTATGTCTCGTTATCGTAATAAAATGGTTTACGATGCAAGTACTGGAGAAATTCGTGATGACAAAAAACATATGTCGATGCTTGAGGACTTCTGGCTTCCCAGGCGTGAAGGTGGAAGAGGAACCGAAATCACCACTCTCCCTGGCGGACAAAACCTGGGCGAAATCACTGATATTGAGTACTTTAAAAAGAAACTCTACCGTTCGCTTAACGTCCCACCATCACGAATGGATGGAGAAGGTGGGTTTAACTTGGGGAGATCTTCTGAGATCTTGAGAGATGAACTTAAGTTCACCAAGTTTGTTTCTCGTTTAAGAAAGAGATTCTCCAACATGTTTAATGATATGTTGAAGACACAACTTTTACTGAAGAATGTAATTACTCCCGAAGATTGGGATGCAATGAATGAGCATATTCAGTATGACTTTCTTTATGATAACCACTTCTCCGAACTAAAAGAAGCAGAATTAATGAATGAGAGACTCTCTCTTGTTGCAACTGCAGAACCATATATCGGCAAATACTACTCTCAAGATTATGTTCGTCGTAAGATTCTGCGTCAAACCGATTTAGAAATTATTGAGCAGGATAATCTGATTGATAAGGAAATCAAGGCAGGTGTCATTTTAGATCCTGCAACTATAGATCCTTCAACAGGACTGCCATTTGAATCAGAAGGTGCTGGTGGGGATTTAGGTGCTTCAGTGATGGAACCTGAAATTGACGGTTCTGCAACCGAGGCACCAGAAATGCCTAAGGGTGGAGAGATATAAATAACCGCAGTTGTTTTTATTTTACTAATAAATGGATGATCTTTTAGATATGATTGTTAGTGATGAGTCTCCCTCACAAATTAGCGATAAGATTAAAGATATTTTGTTTGCAAAATCCGCTGAAAGGGTAGATGCATTCCGCCCTGTAGCAGCAAACTCGGTATTTGGCTATGACGAAATCAGTGCTGAATTAGATGCAGAGACAGATTCTGAAGGTGAATAATAATAAATAACTATTATAAATGGACTTTAAAGGATAATGGCGCATAAACCAGTTGGCCTAGGGTTGAGTATTGCAACTACAGCTAGTTCCACAAGAACTGATGCAATCAAAGTAACATCTAGTGTATTGAGAATTACCGCTCTCAATACTGATGCATATGTTGCGGTTGGTGGAGCACCTAATGCAAGTCTAAATGACTATATTATTCCTGCAGGAACTTCTGCAGGTATTGGTGTCACTAAGGGATCTCAAAAAGTTACTGGCATTACAACTGGCGCGACAACAGTCGTCACATGTCCTGAGGGAACGGCATTTGGATTTGGAGTTGGAGATTTTGTAAGTCTTGAGGCAGATAATATCAGTGAGGTACAATACCTTAGCGATTTATCACATGTTGCAGTCGCTTCTCTTGATACAACAGCAGACGTAAATGGTTTCTTCCAAACCAGAGCAACACTCACTGCAGACACTTCAGGAATTGTTACTGACTTTGCTGCAACTGATGCACGATTGATTTCCTCTGTTAAAGTTGCCGCCATTTCTTATGGTACCGGCGGTTCTATTCATGTCCAACCCATTCAAACCACAGGAATTGCCTAAAATGAAACTCATTAGAGAAGAAATCGAAACGGTAGAGTTTCTTGTCGAAAATAAGAACGGCAAGAAATCCATGTATATTGAAGGTGTTTTCCTCCAGGGAAACATCAAAAATCGTAATGGGCGTATGTATCCTATGGAGACTCTCCGTAAGGAAGTTAGTAGATACAACGAAAATCACGTTGCTGCTGGTAGAGCACTTGGCGAACTTGGACATCCTGATGGCCCAACCGTCAACTTAGACAGAGTATCTCACAAGATTGTATCTTTGAGAGAGAGTGGTTCTAACTTTATCGGCAAGGCAAAACTGCTGAGTACCCCAATGGGTAAAATCGCATCTTCTCTCGTAGAAGAGGGCGTAAAACTCGGAGTTTCTTCTCGCGGCATTGGTTCTCTCAAAATGACGAGAGAGGGAATCAATGTTGTCGGTGATGACTTCATGTTAGCAACTGCTGCTGATATTGTTGCAGATCCTTCTGCACCTGATGCTTTCGTTGAAGGTATTATGGAAGGAAAAGATTGGGTATGGGACGGCGGCATTCTTCGTGAGAAGTATGCTCAAAAAACATACAAGCAGATTAACACTTTAGTTAATCAAAAGCAACTTGATGAAAACAAATTGAATTTATTTAATGATTTTTTAAATAGTATTTAATTTCATTGTATAAAATATTATAATTTATAAATAAATATAGATTTAATTAATACCACGGTAAATCGGAGAGTTCAAATGTCTCGTGACAAACAATTACAAGAAATGGAAGTAGGCACTGCTCAATCTAAGACTGCTGTCAATGCTAATGCAGGACCTGCAGATCCTATGACAAAGCTTCAAGGTGATGGTTCCCAACTGGCTGCTATCGAAGATCTAGGAGGTCCTACTCCAGAAAACTATCGTCCTGACGACGATTCTGCCAAGCTTAAAGATCCTGGAATGAATCTGAAGCAAGTTAGGGATGTAGTCAATAAAGGTGCCAAACCTGCAGAAGCTATGAAGAGTGTTAAAGAAGAAGAAATTCTTGAAGACGAAGTAGTCACTGAAGAAGAGACTACTGAAGAAGTCGTTGCCGAGTACGACATCGAAGAGGACGTAAATGCTCTCCTCGGTGGCGAAGAACTCTCCGAAGAATTCAAAGAAAAGGCAAAGACAATCTTTGAATCAGCAATCAATTCTAAGGTTGCTGATATTAAAGAAGAACTGGAGCAGGCTTATGCCAGTGCTCTGGAAGAAGAACTCTCTGAAGCAAAAGAAGCACTTTCCGAGCGCGTCGATTCTTATCTTGAGTACGTTTCTGACGAGTGGTTCAATGAGAACTCACTTGCAATTGAAGCAGGTCTTAAGACAGAAATGACTGAATCATTCCTTGAAGGAATGAAAGGACTTTTTGAAGAACATTATGTATCAATCCCTGAAGAAAAATATGATGTGCTTGAGAGCATGGTAGAAAAATTAGATGATATGGAGACAAAACTCAATGAGCAGATTGAGAAAAATATCCAACTGAACGGCAGACTCGGTGAGTCTGTAGCAGATGGCATTCTCAATCAAGTTTCTGAGGGACTTGCTGCCACTCAGAAAGAAAAACTCACCTCACTTGCTGAAAGTGTTGAGTTTGAAAGTGAAGCACAATATCGTGAAAAACTGGAGACTCTGAAAGAGTCATATTTCTCTGGCAAGAAGGAGTCATCCGTTGCTAAAACTGAAACCCTTTCTGAGGGAGTAGACAATGCTATTCATGAACCAGTAACTGGTTCCATGGAAGCGTATTTGAGAACCTTGGGTTCTTTTAGCAAATAATTGAATTTTATAAAATTCAAACGTAAACACAATCACTTTTAAGGTAAAAAGCAAATGTTTCAATCTGAGCATCTGCAGGAAAAGTGGGCCCCTCTCCTCAACTACGAGGGACTCGATCCAATTAAGGATTCCCACAGAAAGGCAGTAACTGCCGTCCTGCTTGAAAACCAAGAAAAATTTCTTCGTGAGCAATCCGCATTCAACGATGGCGGAATGCTTACTGAGCAACCAACCAACGCAGTTGGTAACGGCGGATTCAGTGGTTCTTCTGCTGCTGCAGGCCCTACCGCTGGTTTCGATCCCGTTCTGATTTCACTAATCAGACGCTCTATGCCCAACCTGATCGCTTACGATCTGGCCGGTGTTCAACCAATGAGCGGACCTACTGGACTCATCTTCGCGATGCGTTCACGTTATCAGAATCAGTCTGGTACCGAGTCATTCTACAACGAAGCAGACACCGCATTCTCTGGACAACCCTTCGGCCGTGACGACGAGAATGGATTCTCTGACGGCACAGCTGGTATGGGTACTACGAGCCAAGATGGTTCGAACCCCTCTGTCCTCAACCCCGTAGGCACTGCCAACTCCAACGCATATAACGTTGGACAAGGTATGCGTACCGATAGCGCAGAAGCACTTGACACTGGTGCTAATGCGTTCAACCAGATGGCATTCTCGATTGAGAAAGTCACTGTAACCGCTAAGTCCAGAGCACTGAAGGCAGAATACAGCCTTGAGCTCGCACAGGATTTGAAGGCAATTCACGGACTGAATGCTGAAGCAGAACTCGCTAACATCCTTAGCACTGAGATTCTTGCTGAAATCAACCGTGAAGTCATCAGAACCATTTACAAGGTTGCTGAACAGGGTGCTGTCGCTAACACTGCTACCCAAGGCGTCTTCGACCTAGACATCGACTCTAACGGACGTTGGAGTGTTGAGAAGTTCAAAGGACTTCTGTTCCAAATCGAGCGCGATGCTAACGCAATCGCACAAAGAACTCGTCGTGGAAAGGGTAACATCATCCTCTGCTCTGCAGACGTTGCATCCGCCCTCACCATGGCAGGCGTTCTCGATTACACCCCTGCACTCAACGCTAACCTTAACGTTGATGACACAGGTAACACCTTCGCTGGTGTCCTCCAAGGTAAGTATCGCGTATATATCGATCCTTATTCTGCTAACCTCACCTCTGGTAATGGTCCAAACGGTAACCAGTATTATGTTGTAGGTTATAAGGGTTCTTCACCTTATGACGCAGGCATCTTCTACTGCCCATACGTTCCTCTTCAGATGGTTCGTGCAGTTGGAGAGAACTCCTTCCAGCCCAAAATTGGATTCAAGACTCGCTACGGCCTCGTCGCGAACCCATTTGCTGAAGGAACTGCTCAAGGACTTGGTTCACTTAACGTCAACCAGAACCGTTACTACAGACGTGTTGCAGTTAAGAACCTCATGTGATTCATACTCGCAAGAGTTTTATGGGGGAGGCGAAAGCCTCCCTTTTTTTATCTAAATAATTAGAAAAAATGGTAGGAAATCCTTACGACAATCAACCTAGTAACAGAAATTTCCTGTCCCCTACTGGGTTTAAATTTACAGTCAACAGATCACCAAAGGTTGCATTCCTTGGCAACACTGCCAACATACCATCATTGACTCTTGGTAGTGCAATTCAACCAACTTATCTGAAGGACATCGATGTTCCTGGTGATAAGATTCAATTTGAAGATTTTACTCTTCAATTCTTGGTTGATGAAAACCTTGAGAACTACATGGAAATCCAAAATTGGATTAGAGGGCTTGGATTCCCTGATAGTCTGCAAGAAATCTACGATTGGCAGCAGAAGTCAATAACATTCCAAGAAACTGCAAAGGGAATGGACTTGTTCTCAGATGGAACACTTCAGGTTCAAACCAGCAACTTTGTTCCTAATTTTCAAGTGAAGTTCAAAGATTTGTGGCCTTACTCCTTGTCATCTCTGCCATTTGATGCTACTAATACAGATGTAGAGTACTTTACAGCAGAGGTATTATTCAAGTATACTATCTACGAGATAACTGACTTAAGTGGCAATCCTTTATGATTGATCTTGATAAACTTCAAGAGATGTGGGAGAAAGATTCAAAAATTGATAGAGACAATCTACATGATGAATCACTGAGTATCCCCTCTCTACATGCAAAATACTTTGAACTTTATAATACACTTTTCCTTTTAAGAAAAAAAGCAGAGCAACAAAGAAAAAATATAAGACACGAAAGATATGAGTACTTCAGTGGTAAAGCAGATCCTGAAGTATATGTTGAAGCTCCGTTTCCCAAAAAAATCAGAGATAAAGATACTATGCAAAAATATCTTGATGCAGACGAAAAACTTTCTACAGTATGTTTAAAGATTGATTACTATGATACTATGCTTGTCTATATTGAGAGCATACTGAAGCAGATAACTAATAGAACCTATCAAATCAAAAATGCAATAGAATTCATGAGGTTTAATTCAGGACTAGGATAATGGATGAAGAAGGATATTACCATCTAGAATTACCCATAGAAGGAATTCGTCTTATTCACTCAGGTTTATCTCAAGCTGTAGAAAAATGGCCTGGTGGAGATCCATATGAACAAGAGGGTTTAATTGCTATGAGGGATAATTTTTATAGAATTATCCTAGAACATCAGTTTGACAATATGTAATAAATATTATCAGATGAATGAATCATCGTGATTGATACGACTACCAGCAGATCTGCTGACATTGTTATTTCTAAATCAAACGAAGTATTTTTAAAAATTAATACGGAACCTCATATAGAATACGAACTTAGAGATCACTTTAAGTTCGAGGTTCCCAATGCAAAATTTATGCCACAGTATCGTGGTAGAAATTGGAACGGAGAGATTCATCTCTTTGATATGCGTTCCAAACAAATCTACGTCGGACTGTTAGATAAGATTATTAGTTTCTGCAATCAATACGGTTACACGTATCAGTTTGAAGATAACAAATATTATGGAACACCATATGAGGAAAATGAGCACATCTCTTATGAGGGTGTTAAAGACTACATGCACTCCATTTGTTCACATACTCCTAGGAAGTACCAAGTTGAGGGAGTATACGGAGCTCTAAAGCATAATAGAAAGCTATTGATAAGCCCCACTGCTTCTGGCAAATCATTGATGATTTATTCTCTTGTGAGATATTATGTATCCCTAGGAGAAAAAATTCTTTTAGTTGTTCCAACGACATCTCTTGTAGAGCAGATGTACAAGGATTTTCTTGATTATGGTTGGGATGCTGATTCATATTGTCACCGTATCTATTCTGGTAGGGAAAAAAGTAATGAAGCCCCAGTGACAATTACGACCTGGCAATCTGTATATAAACTAGAGAGATCTTTCTTTGAAGAGTATGGTGTCATTATAGGTGATGAAGCACATTTATTCAAGTCTAAGTCATTGATTAACATCATGACTAAACTTCATCATGCCAAGTATAGGTTTGGGTTTACGGGAACTTTAGACGGCACACAGACGCATAAGTGGGTGTTAGAGGGGTTGTTTGGCCCGTCCTATAAAGTGACACGAACAGAAGAATTGATGAGACAGGGACATCTATCACAACTTGATATTCAATGTCTTGTACTTAAACATCCTCCACAAAAGTTTGATGCATATGAAGATGAGATTCAATATCTAATCTCTCATGAGCAGAGAAATAAGTTTATTAAAAACCTTGCATTAGATTTAAAAGGTAACACTCTTGTTTTATATGCAAGGGTTGAATCTCATGGCGCTATACTTTATGAAGGGATAAATAATAACAAAGCAGATAATAGAAAAACTTTCTTCGTCCATGGTGGAGTTAATGCTGAAGAGAGAGAATCAGTTAGAGAGATAACTGAAAGAGAATCTAACGCTATTATTGTTGCCTCTTATGGAACTTTTAGTACAGGTATCAATATTAAAAATCTGCATAATGTTATCTTTGCCTCTCCAAGTAAGTCCAGAGTCCGTAATCTTCAAAGTATTGGACGAGTTCTTAGAAAAGGAAAAGATAAAGTAAAAGCAACGTTGTACGATATTTCAGACGATTGTACAATTAATTCAAGAAGGAACTACACTCTTAATCATTTTATTGAAAGAATTAAAACTTATAATGAAGAGAAGTTTAATTATGACATAATAACTATTAACATAAAGGTATGATGGAAGATGATTTTTACGCAACAGTTAAATTAAAAACAGGAGAAGAAGTATTTGCCAAAGTATCTGCTTCTGAAGAAGAAGACAGAACAATGTTAGTTATTTCACATCCTATTATAGTAAATGAAATAAAAGGAAAATCTGGGACGATTGGTTACAAGGTAGAACCTTGGTTGAAAACCACTACAGAAGATATGTTTATTATTAATATGAACGATGTTCTTACTTTATCCGAATCAAGTGATATTGAAATGATAATGATGTATCAGAGTTTTGTAAGAAGTCATGATATTGTTACACCAAATCAACATAAATTGAGTCCGAAAATGGGTTACTTAGGTAATGTGAATGATACTAAAGAAATTCTAGAGAAGCTTTATAAAAGCAGCTAAGTGATATCCATCAAAGGCGACAAACCTAGTCTACACATGATTTAAGAACTTGTCAAGTAATGAGTTCAGTGGTATACTTTATACATAATGATGAGTAAAGATTATGATTCCACCAGCAACTATGGTAAAAAGAAAAAGATCTGAACATTATGTGAATAATAAAGAGTTTCTTGCTGCTCTGGTGAAATATCGTGAAGATGTAGAGATTGCTTTTATAAAGAAGAACGGTAGAGAGCCCACTAAGGCAGACAGAGCGACTAGGTGGGATACAAAACCTACTATCCCTCGTTATGTTGGGGAGTGTTTTCTAAAGATTGCTAATCATCTCTCATTTAAACCCAACTTCGTTAACTATATGTTTAAGGAGGATATGATTTCTGACGGTATTGAAAATTGCGTTCAATATATTCACAATTTTAATCCTGAGAAGTCTCAGAATCCTTTTGCTTACTTTACTCAAATCATCCACTATGCTTTTCTTCGTCGTATTCAACGTGAGAAGCGTCAACTAGAAATTAAAAATAAGATTCTTGAGAAGTCTGGTTTTTCGGAAGTCTTTGATGATAGTAATACCCTTGACTCAAACAATTTTTCCGAATATAATAGCATTAAAGACGCAGTACATTCCAAGCTTCGTAACTAGTAATTAAGCGGCAGCAATGGGGTCGGGGGATTTTATTGCATAAGTCCGCATAATATGATATAATAATATAAATAGTTTTCCCCCGACTATAAGAATAATGACTCGC